CCTGTCACGCGGAAGGCCGAGGGTTCGAGTCCCTTCACTCCCGCCACGTTTTTTCGCCTAGATGATAAATACCTAGACAGAAGAAACACAGTCAAGTTTTTTTTTGACTTAAATTTTTTTTGACGTATAACTCAAAAAGGAAAAAAGAAATGACGCAATTAATAAACCCGAGTAAATTTACGAAGACAGTTGGCCTTTTAAGGTCATTTTTTTTGAATAAAGGATTTGAAGAAGTACACACACAAAACAGATTAAGCATACTGGCGGCGTGTGAAGATCCTTTTAATGTAGCAACATACAATTATGCAGGACAAGTTTGGCCGTTACCGCAAACGGGCCAGATGTGGCTAGAATACGAATTACTTACACGCCCCTCTTCGAAGGGGTTTTTTTGTGTCTCCACTTCCTACAGACAAGAACCTAATGCAATACCAGGTAGACATGATATAATATTTCCAATGTTTGAATTTGAAATGCCAGGTGACATAGATGATCTTAAAAAGATGGAATACGAACTATGTCAACACTTAGGCTTTAAGATGCCCACAGAAAAAACTTATGCCGAATGGCAAGAAGAATACGGCATTGAAGGAGAGCTAACGGCAGAGCATGAAACTAAAATGTTTGAAAACTATTATACAACTATGATTACAGACTTCCCAGAGTTTACAAGTCCTTTCTGGAACATGAGTAGAAATACTGATGGTACAAGTAAAAAGATAGATGTAATACTAGGTGGAATGGAAACAATAGGTAGTGCAGAACGTTCAACTGATGTAGAGCAAATGCGAGATACTTTCCATACAATTACTGAAGGTGCTTACAGTAACTTACTGTTTGACAAGTTTGGTAAAGAAAGAGTAGAAGAAGAACTAGAAACGTTCTTAAAACACGACTTCTTTCCAAGAGTAGGTGGTGGTATAGGAATGACACGTATGATAAGTGCATTAGATAGACTAGAGAACCCAGAGACAAGAGTAGAGCAAATGGCATCGTTAACACACGATCCAGTGGCGGCTTGTTAATGGCTTACGATCCTAACAATCCTTTAACATTACACTATATTACAACAGGTGCTATATTGCCTGAAAAGAAAGAAAACCCAAAAGTTGTTAAGAAAAGGAAACGTAAAGATATTAAAAAGTACGTTGAACTATTAAAGAGGATAGTAAACGTAAAATAACGATCTGGGGTGGTGGAATTGGTAGACACGTACGATTGTTTCTCGTATGGCTAAATGTACTGCAATATATTTAACCGTGTAGGTTCGAGTCCTACCCCCAGAGCCAAATGGGTCCTAACGTAACATCTGTTGCTTTTTGGTAAATAACTGCATAGTTAATCGAAAGGAACAATTATGGCAAGGATGCACAGTGGATATACTGAACACGTAAGTCAACCTAAAAAAACTTCCCAAGCTGGACGCAAAAGATCTTGTAAATTAGCGTCTATGAATAAGAGTAAAAAAAGAAGCCTTAAGTTCTATAGAGGTCAAGGAAGGTAATAAGAATGTACGAGTACAGATGTAAAGTTCTTAGAGTTGTAGACGGAGATACAGTTGATGTGGACATTGACTTGGGCTTTGGTGTATGGATGAAAAAAGAACGTGTTCGAATGATGGGGATTGATACTCCAGAATCTAGAACAAGAGATAAAGTAGAAAAAAAATTTGGTTTAGCATCTAAGAAATATGTTAAAGATGTTATGCCAGTTGGTTCAAGTCAAGTCCTTAAAACAGAAATAGATAGAAGTGGTGAGGACAAGAAAGGTAAGTTTGGTCGCATACTTGGCGACTTTATTATCGATGGTAAGAAACTTACTAAACAAATGATCACTGATGGTTATGGTGTTGCTTATCATGGCCAGAATAAAGACGAAGTAGCAAAGAAACATTTAAGTAATAGAGAACGCCTAATTAAAGAAGGAAAGGTTACTGTTTAAATGTTAAAAATACTTGTCGTCGTGTTGATGGTAGGTGTTACTGAAACCGGAGGAAGAGATTTATACGTTTTCACTGACCCTGTATTTGAAACCGTCGAAGAATGTAAAGAATGGGCTATGACAAATCCTGGTCCAATCATAATGGAAACTGCTGAACACTATGGCAGAAGACCAATCGAGAATGTGTTCTGCGTTCCCGAAGAAAGTTTAAAAGAACAACTAGAGCTAGGCCGTCCAAAAGCTATCAAGGGGTTGCAAATTTAGTTTACCATTTTAGTTGACAAAGTACTAGGTACTATGTTATATTTAAAACAATGGAACTATTTCTCGGAATAATATCTTTATTAACTGGAGTTGTATTATTAGGTTGGACGACATCAATGCCATTAGATCATGAATGGTATGATACTGCCCTTACTTTTGGTGCATTTTTTGTAGCTATACCATTTCTTATAGGTAGGTAACATGACTAGGATTAATTTAGTTGACCCAGGTGATTTGTCAGATCAACACTTGGTTGCAGAATACAGAGAGATCTTTATGGTCGGCCCTGCATTACAACGATCATTAAAATCCAAAAACGGATTAACGGACATTCCAAAAGAATTCACACTAAACAAAGGACACGTCAAGTTCTTTTATAATAAAGGCAAGTATCTACATAAAAGATACAAAGAGCTTATTGCAGAAATGAAACGTAGAGGTATGAATCCTGATCCTACTCGTAAATTCAAAAGAGAACAATGGCCTAATGAGTTATACAAGGATTGGACACCTAAAGATCAAGACATTACTATTATTAGAGAACGCATACAACAACGTATTAACCAAAAACCATATTGGTATCGTTGGTCACAACACGGGATAACTTAATATGTTTCATTTAGCACAGGGTCTAACTACCCTTAATACCAAAAAACGTAAAAAGAAAAAAGTAACTTTAAGTATGCTATCCAAATATGAAGTTAATATGAGAAAGCATAATAAAGAAATGAAACGAATTGGTTGTCATAACCTTGTAATGAATATAAAAGAATATATTAATTATTGTCAAGGTAATTACAAACCAAAAAATAGAGAGCAAAGAGTTATATCGGAACCATGGCACCAATCGGGCAAGTCCTTTGAACGTCCAAAAGAACATATCAAATCACATACTAGCAAGAAAGGTTTTGAACCTGCACTCAAAAGAGAACCAATGCAATACACAGGAGAACGTAGATTGGTTGGCATAGCAACTATGCACAAATCAAATATGGTTCCAATTTTTGCAGATGACGATGATAAGACAGGATCAAAACAAGCAACCGAAATCGCAACAATGCGAAGAAATTAACTTTTTGGCAAAATAAAGGTTGACTCTAGCCACATTCGGTGTTATAGTATATACATAATGAACAAAAACTTACGGAGGCTTAAATGAAAGGCATTAAAAATCTGTTACTTGTTGGTGCATTAGCAATCACAGTATCAGCTTGTTCAACAATGACGACCGTCGTAGAAAAACAAAACGACGTAGTACCAAATTGGTATATGAAGTGTAAAGATACTGGAACCGAAGGTTGGTTTTGGTGGTCTAAAGATTACTACTATGCTTGTGGTAGTGGAGTAAGTGGATTTAAAGAAGCCGCTTATGACAAAGCCATACAGTTAGCGAAAACTAAAATTGCTGACAGAATTAATGGTGCAGTAAATAAGAGAACAACTATTGAGTATAACGATAGTGGTACTGAAGAAGGAATGGTATCTACTACTCAATCTCAAGTATTAGTTGTTAATAAAATCACAGATACAGTAGTAAGACACTATTCTTCAAATGAAGGTTACTTGTATAAAAGAAATGGCAAGTATTACCACTTCATTATGGTGAAGATTGATAAAGAGATAGTAGACCAATTAGTCGCAGAAGCGGTGGCTGTTAGGTCGTCTAATGTAAAAGTAGACACTAACTCAATCAATAAATCTGCTAAACAAATCGACTAGGAGTTCGCAATGAAAAATCTTCTATACACACTAGCTCTGGTATTACTATGTACCGCCTGTAGTGCTACGGGTAATAAGCTAACACTAGAAGAAAGCGGTCACCAGTATTGTGATACAGAAAAAACTATTACTGATACTAACGGTAGTACAAATAGTAAACAAATCACCAAATGCACAGACAATCCTGTAAAAAAGCTCTTACCCCCGAAAATGGGTATGGGCAAACAATGTCGTGAGCATTGGTATAGTATAAACATAGGTGGCAAGATGGTTGACAGAAAAGGCTATGCTTGTCTATTTGAAGGGAAGGATTATGAGAGTAGTAAATGGTATATTGTTACTAGCCCTTATTAGTCTATTAGGTGCTTGTAGCTCAACAAGTGGAGTACAGACGTACAACACTAGCGATACTGCAAACTCTAGTGTACAATCTTCATATCAACCTAGCAACGGCTATGTAGGTGTTATTGTTAACTTAACTAAATGGCATTGGTACAGATTACCAGCACCAGATAGAATGAAACAAGAACAAGCTATGTACTTCTCACTAGACAATGCTGAGAATGGACAATCTACTAGTTGGTACAACAATGATACAGGAACAAACGGAGAGGTAATTGTTGCAAGTACCTATCCAATGGGAAGTGGTTATTGTAGAGTAGTTTTAAGTAAACTAAATTACAAAGGTAAATTAAGACACTTTAAAGAGACCGCTTGTAAAGAATCTGGCCATGATGGTTGGCGTTTTATAAGATAGTTTAACTGTTAAACTATTTTCTGAAGAAGGAGAAATTAGGCTAAATATGTTATACAAAGAATACAGAGGGAGCAGTATGTTACTAGGAATACTAACATTTCTATCTGCATTAACGATTAGTGCGGTAGCTATATACTATTCGGTCGCTGGATTGGCGGCAATTTTCGCGGCGGCTGTTATACCTATTATAATAATGGGTGTATCATTAGAAGTCGGTAAACTAGTCACGGCAGTATGGCTCCATAGACATTGGCAACGAGCAACCTGGTGGTTAAGAACTTATCTTGCCCTAGCAGTATTTGTATTAATGTTTATTACAAGTATGGGTATCTTTGGCTTTTTATCTAAAGCCCACATAGAACAAACATCAATGAGTCAAGAGCAAGTCGCTCTTATTGAAACCATCGAAGATAAGATGGCACGATCCGAAGGTAAAATAGAACGTTGGACATTAGAAATGGAACGTCTATTAGGTGGTGAAGATATTCGTGTTGATAACTTAATTGATCGTGAACAAAAAGAATTAGACAAAATTAATATATTAATTAAATCTGAAAAAGATGATGTAAGAATAGACTTTGATAAACAAATAGAATTACAGAACCAAAGACTAATACAAGCTAAAGAACGTAAAGACGCAGATATACAAGCGGCCAAAGATAGATTTGAAGGTTCATTTGGTGGCGGTGCGAAGTTTGATGAAGCAGTAGCACAAGCTAAAGCTAATGAATTAAGTGTGGCAAGTAATGCCCAAAAAGAAATAAAGAAAATTAATGCGGCCTTAAATGAAGCACTTGCTAAAGTTGATGCCAAGTATGCAGATGATATTAAAGCAATACAAGAGAGAATACAAGATTTACGTGGTCAAGCTAATGCTAAAACAGAAGACTTAGATGCTCGTGTAACAGAATTAGAAACATTCATTGATAAAGAACAAACTATTATTGATGGTGTTAGAGAAGAGAAGTTTGCTTACGAAAAGACTTACAGAAAACTTGAAGCTGAAGTAGGTCCTATTAAGTATATTGCAGAGTTTATATATGGTGAACAAGCAAACCAAGACTTACTAGAGTCAGCAGTACGTTGGGTTATTATAATAATTATATTTGTATTTGATCCATTAGCAGTATTACTTTTAATTGCTTCACAATATACATTCCAATACGTTAGAGAGGACAAGGGCCCGAAGTTGCCCCCAAAGTCCGATCCAGATCCAGAAAATCCTAACGACCCCCCAAGCGGTAAAGATACTTGGGAAGGTGAAGACATTCAACAATCATATAACACACCATATACCCACCCTGTAATTCAGGAAAAGATTGATAATCAAGCTATACAAGAAAAAGAAGATACTGAAGAAGTAGAACGTGAAGTAGAAAAACGTATAGAAGAAGTTGAAGAAGAAACAAAGCAAGAACTAGAAGAAGACCTAGAAAAAGTTGCTGAAGAAATAGAAGAAGAAGCTAAAGAAGAAGAAAAAACTGTAAGCGAACAGATGGAAGAAGAGCTAGAACCTCGTCCAGAGCCTAAAGTAGCAGAAGTTTTACCTTCAATTCCAGATGATGAAGAAATGCAAGAGGCTTTAGAAAAAGAAGATAATGTTATTGAAGAAGCACAAGATATTGAAAAATGGAATAAATGGGTAGAGGCGGCTGAAGAAGAAGTTGCTAAAGAAGATAAAGAAAAAGCAAAAGATAAAGAGTTTCCTGACACAGTCAACAGAATCTTTTATGGCGAAGAAGTTAAACAAATAGACGAAGCTCAAAAAAAAACGGTGAAGGGAACCAATTACATAACAAAGGTAAGCAACAAGCAAATCCGGGCTCAGACAAATCCGGAAGACTCAGACCCGACTTCACAACAGTCATAGAATCCGAAAATTACGTCCAAAACCAAGAACAAAGCCAAGACTCTATTTGGCAAAAGATTCAAGAAAATAAGTAATAGTATGAAAGAGCCAGTAATCAATTTGATCACGCCACCTGATAAACTGTTTAACGACAATAAGAGTTTCTTGTTAGTAAACCCTAGCGAAGTTATTAAAGAACAGTTTAATGAGTTAGCAAAACAAATTGGCAAAGACTTAAATGTTTATTTGTTTGATCAGAATGATTCACCGAATAGTATTTGGTTGCTGGATGTCGTAAATCAAGTTGATAATATTATATTAGATGTTGATGCTACTCGCAATGAGTTTGCATGGCTAGTAGGTTATCTTTTAAACTTTGACAAAACATACTACTTGACAAATCAAGAGGAAATGCCTTATAATATAATTAACAATCATAGGATTTATGATGTTAGAACGATTGTAGAGGAGAAGAACAATCTCAAGATTCAACAAGGACAAGCCTAAAGAAGGGCTTACTGTTAAAGTTCGTGGGAACGACTTTAATGGAGCATTAAGAAGATTTAAAAAGAAGGTAGCACAAGATGGTATTTTGCAGGAGTATAGAGACAAACAATACTACTCCAAGCCAAGTGAAAAAAGAGCAAGGGCTAAAGCGGCCGGAATTGCTCGTGCTAAAAAAGAAGAACGTAGAAGATTAATGGAGCATGGATTTTAGAATATGGAACTGAAAGCGGATTTATGGTTTCCTAGCATTGTATTTGCAGGTATTAACGAAGACATTAATCGTGGTGCTATAAAACAAATTGCACAGGCTTGGAAAAATAAAGAACCTGAACTTGCTGGTAACAGTAATGAAGGTGGTTGGCATAGTCGTAGTATTGAAAATATAGATTTACTACCGCCAGAGATACAACCTATCTTCAATCAAATGGTTATCGAATTTGATAAAGCTATTGATACTGTTAGAAACAATGTAGGGTTTCCTCCGCTGAAGTTACAAAACTTCTGGATTAATATTAATCCACCAGGAGCATATCATACTTTACATAATCATCAAGATGCTTTATTAAGTGGAGTATTTTATATAGACGTTCCAACAGAGAATATGGGCGACTTACAATTTTATAGAGATGACGATGCACAATATTATATTCCAGATAATTTAAGTTCATACAATACTATTACAAGTACTATGGCTACGTATCCGCCTAAGCCAGGTATGCTTGTTATTTTCCCAGCTTGGGTAAAACACGCCGTAAAACAAAATAGGTCGGATGCAGAACGTATAGCAATATCATTTAACTATGGAGCGAAATAATGAGAATTGAAGATGACATTAAACTAGACTACAAAGACGTCTTATTCAAGCCGAAGAGATCTAAATTAGAAAGTCGAAGAGATGTTGATCTTATTAGAACTTTCCAATTCCACAATAGTGGCAATCACTGGACTGGTGTTCCTATTATGTCAAGTAATATGGACGGAGTTGGTACATTTAGTATGGCTAAAGTATTACAAGATCATAAGATGCTAACTGTAATAGGTAAGCACAATTCATTTGAAGACTGGGAACAAAAGTCGCAAGGAATTAAAATGAAGTACCTTAGTGTATGCACAGGTACAGGTTATATCTGGGATAAAGATGCTAAAGATTATAACACTATGGTAAGAGTATTAGAAGCATTTCCAGATATTAAATTTATTACTGTTGATGTTGCAAATGCTTATCATGAAAACTTCGGAGACTTTATTGCTCGAATGAGAGATAACTATCCAGACAAAACTATTATTGCTGGTAACGTTGTTACCGCAGAGATGACAGAAGAACTTATTATACGTGGAGCAGACATTGTTAAAGTTGGTATTGGACCAGGTTCAGTATGTACAACTAGATTACAAACTGGTGTAGGAGTTCCACAACTGTCAGGCGTAATAGAATGTGTTGATGCCGCGAATGGTATAGGTGGACACATTATTGCTGATGGTGGTTGTGTATATCCAGGTGATGTTGCAAAAGCCTTTGGAGCAGGTACACACTTTGTTATGCTAGGTGGTATGTTAGCAGGACACGACGAATCAGAAGGCGAAATTATAGATGGCAAAGTTACGTTCTATGGTATGAGTTCAGATGAAGCTATGCAAAGACATGGTCGTAGAAAAGATGGATACAGAGGTGCTGAAGGTAAAGTAGTTAAGATTCCACACAAAGGACCTGTCGACGCAACTATTACTGAAATACTTGGAGGTGTTAGAAGTGCTTGTACTTACATTGGTGCAAGACGTTTAAAAGATATGCCTAAGTGTACAACGTTTGTAAGATGTACACAACAGGTTAACCAAGTATTCAATCAGTTCAATGCAGATTAGTACTCATCAGAAACCTTTCGTACACACTATTATAGACGATTTCTTTGAAGACGCAGAACTTCCTAGTGTATTTTCTGAAATAGATTATCTAAATCAACACGCCACTGATACAAAAGACAATGGCGATCCTAAAAGTAGTAATATGAACGCAGTTCATTTAGATAAACACTACAAAGAAGATAGATACGTAAGCAGTATTCTAAGATACAATAGAAAGATATTTGATCTAGACTTGTCAGAGAACATCTTTTCAAATTATTTAAAGATGTGTAACTTTGATGTTACTCAACTTAATTGCTATAACGGAGATGGCAGTTATGACCTTCATCCTGACCTAGGAGTATTGTCAGCAGTAACATTATTATTCAAAGAGCCAAAACAATTTACAGGTGGGCAACTATCATTTTCTGACTATAATTATGTACCACATCTTAAAAACAACTCGTTAATACTGTTTCCTAGCTTCGTACAACACGAAGTAAAGCCTATTAAAGGATCAGGTCGTTATAGCTTAAATCACTTCTTTTTTGTCCATATTAGGTAGATTTGGTTAGATTTATACTTGATATTTGACCTATTTTAGCATATAATTTGTATGTTAGTATAAATACTAATATGTTAAAGAATGCCTGATAGGGTTCTTTAATTTTAACTTGCTTAATAAGGAGAAAACAATGACAAAACAATCCCTATCAATTTTTAATCAACTTAGACCCGTAACAGTAGGTTTCGATCCTATCTTTGATAGATTCGAAAAAATGTTTGAAAACGAAGTTTTCAACTCACCTATGGTACAATCTAACTTTCCACCATACAATATTGTAAAGACAGGTGACTACACCTACAATATTGAATTGGCGTTAGCTGGATTCAATAAGAAAGACATTGACATAATGTATGAAGATAACATCATTACTGTTAAGTCAATTACTGACTCTAGTACTAAACCCCAAGACGATGGTGTACTACACAGAGGCATTAGTAAAAGACACTTTACAAAGTCTTTTTCAGTTGCTGATGACGTAGAAGTTAAAGGTGCAGAGTTGAAAGATGGTTTATTGGTAATTTCTTTGGAAAGAATAATTCCAGAGTCTAAAAAACCTAAAACTATTGAAATCAAATAAAACAAAAAGAATGATAGGGTGTGTGTAATGCACACCCTACTCTTTGCTTAATAAGGAGGAGAAAACTATGAGCAAAATAATTGGTATTGACTTAGGTACTACTAATTCTTGTGTTTCAGTAATGCAAGGTGGTGATGCTAAAGTCATAGAAAATAGTGAAGGAGTTAGAACAACGCCTTCAATCGTATCTTTTGGCGATGAAAAGCTAGTAGGAGTTGCGGCAAAAAGACAAGCAGTAACTAACCCAGAGAATACTATCTTTGCAGTTAAAAGACTAATAGGTAAGAAGTTTAATGATAAGTCCGTACAAAAGGACATGAAAACTTCTCCATTCAAAATAATCAAAGCAGACAACGGAGATGCTTGGATAGAAGCAAAAGGTGAAAAGTATTCGCCTTCACAAATCTCTGCTTTCACTTTACAGAAGATGAAAGAAACTGCTGAAGAGTATTTAGGTAGTAAAGTAGATAAAGCTATTATTACTGTACCTGCATACTTTAACGATTCACAAAGACAAGCAACAAAAGACGCAGGTAAAATTGCAGGACTTGAAGTTGAACGTATAGTTAACGAGCCAACCGCGGCCGCACTTGCATATGGTTTAGATAAAAAGAAATCAGGCACAGTTGCAGTTTATGACTTAGGTGGTGGAACGTTTGACGTTTCTGTCTTAGAAATCGGCGAAGGAGTATTTGAAGTTAAGTCAACTAATGGTGATACATCATTAGGTGGTGAAGACTTTGATAACACTCTTGTAAACTATGTTTGTGATGAGTTTATGAAAGACTCAGGCATGGACTTAAGAACAGATAAACTTGCTATGCAACGTGTTAAAGAAGCATCTGAAAAAGCAAAATGTGAACTATCATCTGCTACACAAACAGAAATTAGTTTGCCGTTTGTTACTGCTGATGCATCTGGACCTAAACACTTAAACGTAAAACTTACAAGAGCAAAGTTTGAAGCTCTAGTAGGAGACTTGATTGAAAGAACACTTACACCTTGTAAGACTGCTCTTAAAGATGCAGAACTTACTGCAAGTGATATTGATGAAGTTATCCTAGTAGGTGGTATGACACGTATGCCTAAAGTTGAAGAAACAGTAAAAAGTTTCTTTGGCAAAGAACCACACAAAGGCGTTAACCCAGATGAGGTTGTTGCCATAGGTGCTGGTATTCAAGGTGGAGTATTACAAGGTGATGTTAAAGATGTATTGTTATTAGACGTTACACCTTTATCACTTGGTATTGAAACACTAGGCGGAGTTGCAACTAAACTAATTGAAAAGAATACAACGATTCCAACTAATAAGAGTCAAGTCTTTTCAACTGCTGAAGATAATCAATCAGGAGTAAACATTGTAGTAACTCAAGGTGAAAGAGAAATGGCCGCAGACAATAAAGCATTAGGTAATTTTATGCTAGACGGTATTGCTCCTGCACCAAGAGGTATGCCACAAATCGAAGTAACATTTGATATTGACGCAAATGGTATTGTAAGTGTAAGTGCTAAAGATAAAGGTACTGGTAAAGAACAAAAGATTACAATACAATCAGATGGCGGATTATCAGAAGAAGAAATCGACAAAATGGTAAAAGACGCTGAAGCTAATAAAGATGCTGATAAAAAGAAACGTGAAGAAGTAGATACTCGTAACAATGCTGATGGCATGGTTGCTAATATTGAAAAACAATTAAAAGAACACGGAGATAAACTATCAGCAGAAGATAAAGCTAAAGTAGAAGCTAGTCTTGAAGCTACAAAAGAAGCACTTAAAGGTTCTAATAGCGATGATATTAAAGCTAAAACGGAAACTTTGACGCAAGATGCTATGAAACTTGGAGAAGCTATTTACAAGCAACAACAGGAAGAAGAAGCATCTAAGAAAACTACAGACTCAAAAGAGCCTAAAGAAAAAGCTAAAGATGACAATGTAGTTGACGCTGATTTTGAAGAAGTAAAATAACACCACTTAACAAACCATCGGAGGTAAGCGATGATAAGTAATATTATGGACGTACAAATAGACGAAAAAATCAAGCAAAAGATTATAGAGCCTGATCTCTATAAAGTTGTATTCCTAAATGACGATTTAACTCCGATGGACTTTGTTATCGAGTGTTTAGTAAAAGTTTTTAGACATACTGATGCTACTGCACGAGACCTTACTGTTAAGATACACGAAGAAGGTTCAGCAATAGTTGGTGTATATACATTTGAAATAGCAGAACAAAAAGGTGTAGAAGCTACTACACTCGCTCGAACAAACGGATTTCCATTGCAAGTAAAAGTGGAGAAAGAATGAGCCTCAAAGAATTAACAAAAGACGTTCACAGAGATGCTGAACGACAAGCATTTGTAAAGGTGCTAATGAGTGGAGAGATTGACCCTAAACTTTATGCTACCTTTATGTTTAACCAACATCATCAATACGATATTCTAGAAGTTAATTGTATGGCCCACGGATTGCTAAATGGTCTAATGGATATTAGACGAGCTCCAAGTATATGGGCTGACTACGAAGAACTTTGGGAAGATAAAGATAATACACCAGAACTATTACCTGTTACTAAAGAGTACGGTGAATACATTATGAGTATTAAAGAAGACAAAGAAAGATTATTTGCTCATATGTATACAAGACACATGGGTGATTTAAGTGGTGGACAAATGATCCGTAGAAAAATTCCTGGAAGTGGAAAACTATATGACTTTGAAGACGGTGCTAAACTAAAAGAATTAATTAGAGAACGTTTAGATGATAGCATGGCCGACGAAGCAAGAGTATGTTTCGAATTTGCAACAAAGACGTTTCAGGAAATTATGGATGTTGACATCAGTAAATAAAATTGTAATTGTTGGTGGAGGAAGTGCAGGTTGGCTTACGGCCGCCTATGCTTTATATAATTTACCCAATGCACAAATCACACTAATAGAAAGTCCGAACGTACCTACAGTAGGAGTAGGAGAAGCTACTATACTTGGGTTCGATCATTTCTTAACAGACTGTGGTATACCTACAGAGCTCTGGTCAAAAAGTTGTGATGCTACAATTAAATTAGGAACATATTTTCCAAACTGGAGAGGTGATGATAAAAACATATGGCAACCTTTCTACTTTCCAATACAAAAAACTTCACAAGGTAACTTTGCAGATGTAATTGACTTATGTGTTGATGGTAAAGTTCCTTTTGAAAGTTTTGAAGAATTTACAGCCTGGTACGACATAAGTGTTAAAGATAATAAAATTGCAGGCAATACAAGTGCTAATGGTGGACAAGCTCACGTAGGATATCATTTAGACGCAATTAAGTTGGCAAACTTCTTAAGTGAATATTGTAATAAAAAATATCCAAGACTAAAACACATTAAAGCACACATAGACGCACCTGTTATCATTGATGGCAAAATAGCTCACGTACATTTAGATAATGGGGATATGGTCACAGGAGACTTCTTTGTTGATTGCACAGGGTTTAAAAGATTACTTTCAAATGCGATGGGTAATAGCGAGTGGGTTAATAGGGATCATATGTTGTTTACTAACGCCGCGGTCGCCTCCCAAATAGATTATAAAACAGAAGATGAACCACAAGTACCTTACGTAACTGCACAGGCTTGTGATCATGGTTGGATATGGAAAACTCCTGTTAAAGATAGAATAGGTAGTGGACTATGTTACAACAGTGATTTAACAACTAAACAAGAAGCTGAAGATTACTTTGTACAACATTGGGGTGAAGATAGATTAAGAACAGGTAAGTTTAATCATATTCCTTTTAAACCTGAGTACAATAAAAACAACTGGCGTGGTAATTGTTTAAGTGTAGGACTAGCAAGTGGATTTATTGAACCACTAGAGTCAACAGGACTTGCTTTATTAGTAATAGGTAGTGCTGGTTTAGGTTATCTTAAAAAGGGTGGATATACACAAGAAGATATAGATGTTTTTAATGAGGATATGAGTAACGTATATGAAGATAGTATGAACTTTGTTGCACTACACTATTTTAATAATCCACGTAAAGGTAAATTTTGGAGACACGTTGAGGAACACTTTAAAGAAACTGAAAAGATGGAAGAACTTGCAACTGGTTATGCAAGAAACTATACGCCAACAATAGAATTTATGGACGGTGGTCAATTCTTTCCTAGAAGTACAGAAATATTTGCAGAAGTAAACTGGAAGTTATGGTTAAACACTACCGGTATTAAAACTGCTACACCCAAATTAAGTGCAGAAGAAAGTCTAGATATCTTAAATAAAATGAGAGAGGATAACAAGAGAGTTTCTTATCCGGGAATTACAAATAGACAATGGAGTAACAGGTGACCGAATCAATTATATGGGACACACTAATTAAGTGTCAAGCAGATATTCTAGATATCTTTAATGAACAAGCTAAAGAGATAGAAGAAAAAGGGCTTAACAAATTTAATCAACCAGAGAACGGTTGGATTAATAGAGTGTGGGCAAATGACCATGTACGTAGAGCTCATATAGATGTTGTTGATGTACGTGAAAGTAAAGGCCTTTGGATGATGCACGTATGTTGTTTTCCACAACTACACAATGGTGCACCTATATACGGCTTTGATGTTATTGCAGGTAAACGTAAGATGACAGGTGCCTTCCATGACTTTTCAGCATCATCAGGTGGAGAAGATCATCCACTATGTGAATGGTATCACGATGCTGTCAAAGACTTTGTTCCTAGTAAGCAACGTGAACTTCCACAATGGGCAAAGAATATCTTTAGTGATAGTATGATTGCCGCGGGTAATGTTGATAAAGAAGAAGAAGCAGTTGCAATATGCGAACTAGCAGTTAATAACTTAAAAGTATGGTTTGAAAGTGTACCTGAATATTCAGGAGAACAACCTACAGACTTTACTGCTGGTTGTCAAGACTTCTACTGTCATAATCAGCAACAAAACCCACATACGCCACGTGTTATGAAGTCTTTAGGACTAAACGAAGCAGATGTAGATGAATTTTGTACTAATGCCTTGTTCCCTAAAATAGCATAAATAATAGTGTTATGCGTTTTTTCGAATTCAAATTAATAGAGTCTAAAGGGCTATTTGGTAGAGTACCAGGCGATCCGTATGTACATACTGACGGACGTAAAGCTACTTTTAAACACATTATAGGACTACCTGATATGACACAAGGTGGTGGTCAGTTTGATTCAGTAGAAGCACGTGACGAAGCAATAGCAAATTTCGAACAAAACATTAACGGCGAAATAGAGTGGACTAATAAACCAGATGCAGGATCTTTAGCATTTGGTGTAGCAGAAGTACAATCAGCAGATGGCGATCAAACAATGTACTGGGGTAGATACTTCCGTATTATGAAAGCTAATATGATGAGTGCTTGGCCTAATGCTAGTGTACCAGCAGGTTGGAAACTAGCAACTAAAGGTGCCGCTAAAATGGATCAAGGATTAGAACCACAAGCACTAATTAAAACAAATAACTTATTCAAAGGTTCTGAGTCAGTAATTAGAGCAGTTGAAATGAATGCTAAACCTGAAAACAAAGATATGTTAGTGAAAGCATTAGAAGATTCAGCTAACGGACAGATGGCAGTATTTCCAGGACAAAGAGAAATAGAAACTGCAATTAGAGATTACTTCGGAGAGATTATGGGTCCTGTTGCTATGATGGGTAAAGCAGTTATGGGACAGGCAGAAGATGCCAGAGTAGAACTAGGTGGTGGTGCTGAATGGAATGACATGAGCATACGTTGGCCACAAGGCATGAACGAACCACTAGTTGATAGTAAGTTCTTTGCACCTAATGGAACAGAAATAGGAATTAGTTCTAAAGGTGGAGCAGGAGCAAGTGCAAGTGTTAAAAACTTACACGATGGTATTGTAAAAGCAACTAACTCTAGCAAACCAGAAGATAAAAAATTATTAGAAGAAAACTCCTACGTTGTTGATATTGTTACAACTATACAACAAGAATCATCTAAAGATGGACCATTTGCATTAGGTGAAAAGTTTGGTCTTTCAACTCCGCCATTAAGAGATGAAGTTATAGAATATCAAAAGTCTGGTAAGAAAGAAATGACAGACGTAAGTGAAGAAGCCGCTACACTAATGGCAGGTATTAACTTTAATACTAAAGTTGTTGGCTTTAACACAGGAAACGCAATTACAAGTGCGTTGGCTAAAAAAGTAGCTGAACACGTTAATAGCGATAAAAGATTTTCACAAGGAGCACTTGCACTTCTTAACAATGCAAGTATTATTCAGCTTTATACTAAAACAGGTGTTAAAGGTGATGATGTTTCTATTAAAGGATACCAAGCAGTATATCCGCCAAACTTCCAAGGTACTATTGGACTAGATGGTGGTAAGAACTATTACAGTTCACGTATTGGTGGTAAGTTTGCCTTTAAGTTCCTAAAGTAATAATTAAATAATAACCCAAAAAGTGTAGTATTTGGTCTGCGGTATTGAGCAACCAGAATTGGCGTTGATTAGACTTCCAACCAAAATATTCGCGGATATTAGTCTTAAAAAAGTCGGTATGCCAGTGTAGTACGTAATCTAGTATTCCAAGCAGTATAAAGACCTCTACGTTGCAGTAAAACGCCATTACAAGCATAGTTAAGAGTCCATGTGGAATATAATGTGCCTTATGTGCCGCCCAACCAAAGTATCGTATTTTGGTTGCACCTAATCCAAAAGGTTGGCACCCCAAATCAATTATGGCGTGTTTGATCATTAGAAATAGGAAAATTTCCATGTTGACTTTGTCGACTTTCTTTGCTATATTTAGTTATAAGAATATATACTATGTATATATCAATAATATAGGATACTAAGATAATTTATGCTACATAAAGTTTCTGAACTATGTAATAGGATAGATGTAATCAAAGAGAAATCAGACAGACTTCGTACTGCAAAATACGAAGACCCTAAAGCACCAGATTATGAGATTGATAATCTAATACAAGATATTCAATCAATGTGCAGACTGATTGCCGCTGATCGTACTCCCTATTCTAAGAGCGAACAGACAGTTCAACAAAGTGACGAATAAAACGAAAGTGCTTTGCTAAACTGCTAAACAATTCTTGGTTAAAGCCATAAGATATTTGAGAATAAGAGCTTTGACCAATACTGATATAATATTCCTGATCAAGTCCATAATCAGGAAACACACCCGTAACGAATAGACAATTATCACCCAAAGCCTTTGCATCTCTTGAATTCTTTAATTGCAAGTAAGATTCAGCAAAAGTCTTTTCTGGTAGGAAATCAGGTTTATCTATTTTGTCAGCAAGAAGCATTACTACGTAGGACTCAATGTCTACGGGTAAAATGTAGCCACTGTTTTCCTGCGTTTCTTTTACGACACCATAGAAGGCATTTTGGTAAAAGTCCTGCATATTAATACTTATCTGGTTTTGGTAACATAGGTTTTTAAACCATTGAAAAAGCTACTCTTTAGGAACACCTAATAGGTTGACTTATTTCGTTAGTTTGTGTATAATTAATATAACAATCAAAAGGATTTAAAATGCAATTAAGTATTAGAGGCGGCTCAAAATCACAAAAACGTTATGCAAGAGATATTGTAGAATTTTGTGCAGATAAGCTAATGAGTAAGCGACTCAAAGCTAATATAACTATAAAATTGCACTTCATAAAATTACACGAAAAATACAGACAAATGGGCAACTGCATCTGGGAAGATGATCAGTACAGACCAAGAGAATTCTTAATAGAAATAGACCCTTCAGTGAGACTTCGCAGAGTGCTTGAAAGTATATGCCATGAAATGGTCCATGTGAAGCAGTTTGCTAAAGGAGAAATGCGAGATCTAGCTGGTGCTGAAAAAGTCGCATTTTTAGGCAAAAAGTACGATCTGGACAAAGATGAGTACTTTGAAAGACCCTGGGAAATAGAAGCTCACGGGCGAGAATTAGGGCTTTTTATACGATGGGCAGAAAAAAACAAATTAGGACACTTGAAATGGACTCACGACTAAATACAACTAGAACAAGGATTTCATGAAAAGATACGAGCAATACACAGTGGACGATAGAATCGAAGCAACGTTGCATGACAACGACATACACTATCTGAATGGTGAGCTGGATCATGAAAATATTGCAAAAGCTGTCAAATGGATTCTATCAGCAAATTTAAGCAAAAGACCTAAACGTAAATTAACATTATACGTTAATACAATAGGCGGAGATTTGTACGAGTCATTTGCTTTAATTGATGTTATGAAAGACAGCTACCACACAATTTCTACAGTTGGAGTTGGTGCAGTTATGAGTGCAGGGTTCTTAATTTTTGCTAGTGGCAAAAATGGCGAAAGATTTATTGGTAAGAATACAGGTATAATGAATCACCAACACTCAGATACAATGGAATCTAAAATGCATGATATGAAAGCACAGATGAAAGAGAACAATAACTGTGAACAAAGATGTATGCAAATATTAAGAGATGCTACTGGCTTCAGTTTAGCAGATGTTCGTAAAAAATTCAATAACCCATCAGACCAATACTTTACTGCCAAGCAGTTAATTGACTTAAAAGTCGCAGATCATATACTATAATTTTCGGTTGACAAAACCAAAACTTTCTGTTATTATATTACTATAATTAGGCAAGTGAGGCACAAATGACAAAAGAAAAAAAGATACCGTTGTTAGATATACTGGCGGCAAGTTTCGCCGCATATAGAATTAATGGCGATTATTACAAAGACACAAGACGTTTTAGTGAAGACGTTCCAACACAATTCTCAAACAAAGATAGTTTAATATTACAGTTCGTAACAGAAGAAGATGCATTACCAAAGGACTGGCAACCTATGAGAATTACTAATGCTGATTTAGAAAATGCAGTTGAATCAGTTAAGTGGATTAATAAAGAATTTACTTTACAAATTATGGCAGATACTTTATCTGACTATATGAAGTCATTAATACATTGTCTTAATACAAAAGAACTAGACGTTGGTTCATTTGGTATCGTGGCAGTAACACCTAAAATATATTTTGAAGGTAGAAAAAAGAAAGAAGTTAAAAACGCCATTAAAACTAACTTCTCAGAGTCAAAACACATAAGTACTATTGGAAGTGTTTTTGAAGGTGACTTTACCTTGCATGAAATCAAGTTTGTAGATAAATTCACCTGTCATGTATTAAATGGCAGTAGTGAAGGAAACCTAATAAGTTTCTTTAAAGGTTTTGATCAAACTAAAGATTTACCAAAGGAAGGTACAACTTTCAAAATCAAGGCTAAAGTTAAAAGGCATGGGGAGAATTTTATTACCAAATTCCCTGAAACGATTTTAAATTACGTAAAGATAGGTTGACAAAACTGAAGACTTATAGTAATATTAAAACTATGTCAATCTATTGTAAACTTTTTGGAGATAATAAAATGGCAGATCACAAATACGTTACAATGGAAGAAGTTCTCGAAGCGGATGATTGGGGACTTATTATTAACAAGAACGGTGAACTCAAGGGCCTTTACATTCCGCAAGGCAAACATGAGAGCATGGTTCCAATCGCAATTCAAACAATTTGTGAAAAATTCTTTGGAGTTGATTGGCGAGAGGAGGATGTTTTTGAGAACACTATACATTAGGAGGATATGTGGAAGTTATCGTAAGAAATAACAACGTTGAAAAAGCTCTTCGAGTTATGAAGAGAAAACTTAAGAAAGAAGGTCTTTTAGTAGAATTAAAAGAACGAGCATACTACACAAAGCCAAGTGAGAAAAAACGTTTGGCTAAAAAACGTGGTATTAAGAGAGCTCTTAAGGCACAACGTGATAGAGATAGAAAAAATTAATTAATAAAGAGGTTTCCTTGAAATTTTTTAAAAACAAGACCGATGATTTCTTTAGATGGGTTAAAGGTACAGAACTAGTTGAACTAGATGATATTGATGTATCCGAGGATCCAGTAAGACCTGAACTAACATTGGGTTGGCGTATTACTAATGGACGTAAAATATACGGACTAAAGTACGAAGATGATATAGAAGGAATTATTTGTATTGCATATACAAATGAAGTTCCGCATAGTGTTAAAGAACTAGATATGATGAGCGAACTTGTTCATATGAAAAAAGAAGAACCAAAGGTCGCAATAGCATATACAGTTTGGTCACGTAAACGTGGAGCAGGGAGAGAAATTATTCAAAAGGTTTTAACTCATGCAAAAGAACAAGGCATTGAGAGAGTAATTACACTTTCGCCACTAACACCTATGGCGACACATTTTCACATACGTAACGGTGCTAAACAAATAAGCATCAATGACACATCACAGAATTTTGAATATGAACTATGAGTTCGAAGATTTTAGAAAAAGGCCACCTAAACCAGTGTTAGGGAGTTGGCCTTTTTTTATTGTACCAAACTTCATGGTATTTGACTACCTAGTGAAGATAGTACTGTTTATATTCTTAATACCGTCACTCTTCGGATTAGTTCTAACAACGTTAGGTTTGTTTTTGAACTTCTTGTTGGTTGACTTTATATTATATTTGTCGTATAAAAAACAAATAAACAGATTGTGGGGTAACAATGAATAATTACGATAATAAGTGCAAAATAACTTGTACTGATAACGACATCGTCAACGAAGCCGAAGTTGACAGATTTGAAGATAAGAAATTTGTTGAAGTGTTTATAGCACAAAACAGAATTAAACTTTTATGGAATGGTTCCGTTTACGTTGGTAACAAGTCAGGACTAGAATTTACTACAAAAGGTCCGACTATATACGAAGTAAAACAGGGACGTGGCATATGAGTTTAGATCAAATAGCAGAATTAAAAGGCATTCCTACCAAAGCAGATCTACTTAAACTATTATCCGAATCAATACAAATCGTTACATTCCAAAAACTTAATGGTGACGAAAGGGTAATGACGTGTACAAAAGATCTTAATATCATACCAAAAGAAAATCATCCAAAAGCAACCGAAAAAGCTCACGAAACAAATATTACAGTCTGGGACACTAATGCCAAAGGCTGGAGAAGTTTCGTTTATGATAGAGTTAGAAAGGTTGAAGTAAATGGGTAGAGTTTTTAGTCAAGATTTATATGAAAAGTTCGAAAATTTAGACAAGTATAATATTATATATGTTGTCCGTCAAATGGTTAAAGAAGGTCTTTGTAAAACACCTGTAGAAGGCTTACAACTTTTGGAACATCAAGATATTGATGTCGACGGCTTACTCAAAAGAGTTCACGATGGTACTATGCCGGAGGTAAGTACTAACGATGACGAAGCTGAAGACAAAACAAGAGGCAGTGAAGAAGCACCGGGACTTTCCGGGGAACCTGATCAAAGTAAAGATTCTTGAAGAAGAAATCGAGTACGCCAAAAGTAAATTAGAGCCACACGACACAGGACATATTCATACTGCAATAAGTTGGTTAGAGCATCGTCTAAATGAACTGAAGGGAATTTATGACAGATAGTGACGAAAAGCAACGAGGCTTAGATGCAACAATGGAAAACGAAGGCAGTAGAGACCTTTCTCCAATGGTGCAAATATCCTTAAAAGAATATGACAAGTTAAAAGAACGTCAGTCTTACATTACAGATAAAAATTTAATTTCTGTAATTGATAAGATTGAAGAACTTGTTAGAGCTTTGAGAAAACATATCGTAAGAACAGATTTTGAATAATCTGCATAATGCCGCTTTAGCTCAGTTGGTAGAGCAACTGATTTGTAATCAGTAGGTCCGCGGTTCGAATCCGTGAAGCGGCACCACTTTTGAGATTGATATGGATAAAATAACAACAGAATTTTACGAAGCACACAAAGATAAAACATTTACATATCCTAAACTACCTAACGACATAAATGAGAAGGTTGGTGTACAAGTAGCCAAGTTTGTTCTTCAGTTAATGTTAGATAACAAAATTGGTTGGCTTGAATTAGATTTAAAAAGTGTTAATAAACCAGACTACGAAGACCTTGCATTTGATTATAAAGCAAGACTAGAAGTAGATAAACTTGTACCTAAAGCTAAACCTTTACCACTTGGAGAAGGAATATCAGGTATAACTTTATACAATAGTAAATGGTTTGTCCATGAAGGTGCTGATGTAACTACAATAGCTGATTGGTATTTTGAAAGTTCTGCAATAGATAAACTTATGAAATTAAACCTTTGGAACATAGAACCAAACGGCTACGTAAGACCACACAATATTAATATTGATCCTTTAACTGATAACATAAACACTATGGATATGATTAGTTGGGCTTGGCCTTATATGTTATGTATGAACGAGCCAGGATTAGATTGTCATACAATAGTAGAAGACTTTGGTAAAGTTCCTAATCAATTAGGTAAAACGTTTTTAATTAATCCAACAAAAGATAGATGTATAGTGAATAAAGGTGCTACTGCAAGTATTCGTTTGTTTTCTAATGCACACCCAGGTATTCAATTCCAAAGATTTTGTGACTTGCTTACTAGAAGCTATCACAGAGCTTTGATGATACAGGATAGAAAATAATGTATATATTAACACCACCACAACTTAGAGATAATCCACCACCAGAATATTGTGTAGAAAATTGGGGACTAACTGATAAGATAGTAAACGACTTACACGAGTGGGTTCGAACAAACAATCCTGTCCAAAATGCAGGATACGTTAAAGAAGGTGAAGCTGAACACGATTACGATCTACGTTCAACAGATATAAGTTGGATTGATACAAACACTAATCCAGAGTTATATAACTTATTGGGCGGAGTTATACATCATGCAAACGATTTCCATTTTAAATATTCAATTACGTATTTAGAAACACTACAATATAGTGTTTACAATGCAGACAAGAAAGGTCATTACTCAATGCACTCTGACGCAGGGTTTAAAGGAATTAATAATGACAGTAGAAAGATTTCATTTAGTTGTTTACTAAATGACCCAAGCGAGTTTGAAGGAGGCGATTTAACATTAATGCCAGACTCAATTGGTTATCCAATCCAATTAAAGAAGTATGAGATATGTTTCTTTCCTAGTTGGATGCCTCACAAGGTTGTACCTGTTACAAAAGGTACTCGTATAAGTTTAGTTGGGTGGGTGCATGGCCCCGATTTTGTATAATTGGCAAACAAACACTTGACTTTATTACATTTTTTTGTTATACTTATACTGTATTTGAAACTTAATTAAGGAGATGTTATGAAAAATACAATTCAAGATAGTGTATTAGCCGCACTTAAAAACGGCACACAACTAACTTCTGCACAAATTTCTAGCAAGTTCAAAGCTGGTAATCCGCAGGCAGTTATCCAAAGTTTAAGATTTGCTGGATACCCAGTATACTTAAACAAAACTAAAACTGGTGCTAGAAAGTACAGATTAGGTACTCCATCTAGAGCAGTTGTAGCCGCTGGTTACAAAGCATTAGCTACAAGAAGCTAATAAGTTTTCTAGTTTATTTAAAAAGGGTGGCGTTTTCGTCGCCCTTTTTTTATGACTAAATATAAGCATAATGCGAATCTTCCTTCCGTTTGCTTTCCTCATTTTCTTATTAGTGGGCAGTTGCACAAGAACAATCTCGGATTGTGATATCAAACCAGACGTCGAAGTCAAAATTACCAAACCTACAGTTGATGAACTTCGAAACCAGATAGAGCCAAAAGTTAATATCGGCTGTAAATTCTAATTGACTTTAACCTAAAAATAAACTATAATAGTAAGCTACGGACCCGTAGTTCAGTTGGATAGAACGCCAGTTTGCGGAACTGGAGGTCAGGAGTTCGAATCTCTTCGGGTCCGCCATAATAGGAGAATATGATGATACCATTATGTATAAACAAAGGTTGTAATAGAAAAGTAGCCAAGAGTGGTAAGTTCAAGTTGCGACCTGTGTGTTGGAAATGTCATGAAGCTAGTTATGGCAAAAGGCCTTTAGAAGAAGGAGTATCTTTTACCAAAAAAACTTACTGTGAAAACATTGATGGTAAGTTAGGTTATAAATGTACTGCTCATATTCCTTATCCAGGTGCATTAGAATTGGATCATATAGATGGTGATCAATCAAACAATATACCAAAAAATATCCAAACATTATGTAAAGTATGCCATTCTTATAAGAGTCATAAAAATGGAGATTATCGTAAAAGAGGTTGACAAACATCTAAATTGATTATATAATGTATATAATAATTAAATAGAGAGGCACATATGAGAACCCAACCACAGGCAATAATAGAAAGATTAGAAGCAGACAATTCTCGTCTAGCTAAAGAATCAATTTTACAAGCGGCAATGACAGAAGGACTTGATGAGTTCTTTGAAGGTGTTAAGATGGCACTTGACCCATTATACACATTTGGCGTTAAGCAAGTTCCAACTAAAGATACAGTTATATCTGGACAAGGTTGTGAATGGAAAATATTTGTAGAACTTGCAGAAAAACTACACAAAAGAGAATTAACTGGTCATGCGGCCAGAGATGCTATTAACCTTGTAATGAGTTCAGCGACAGCAGAACAATGGAATGGTTTTTACAGAAGAATTTTAATTAAAGATTTACGTTGTGGCGTAAGTGAAAAGACAGTAAACAATGTAGCAAAGAAAAACGGCTTTGACAAATACAAAGTTCCTGTGTTTACTTGTCAACTAGCACACGATTCAGCTAACCACGAAAAGAAGATGGTTGGTCCTAAACAAATAGAAATTAAACTTGATGGTGTTAGAGTACTAACAGTTATCAAAGATGGCAAAATAGAAATGTTTAGCAGAAATGGTAAGCAGTTTCATAACTTTGGTCATATCATAGAAGAACTAGAAGCAGTATTAAAAGAAAAGCCTGCTCCATATGATTTAGTATTAGATGGAGAGGTAATGAGTGCTAACTTCCAAGACTTAATGAAACAGGTACATAGAAAAAGTGGTGGTGTTGCCAAAGACGCAGTACTACACTTATTTGATATGATTCCTTTAGATAAGTTTTTAGAAGGAAAGTACGATATGGAACAATCCAAAAGAAGTGAATATGTATGGCATTGGGTAGAAGCCAATAGAGCTAATTTAAAGCACGTACAAGCACTTGACTGGGAAGATGTAGACCTAAGTAGCCCTGAAGGCGAAAAACGTTTTGTAGAGCTTAATAAAGCGGCTATAGACGGTGGATATGAAGGGGTTATGATTAAAGATCAACAAGCAATATACGAATGTAAAAGATCTCATGCATGGTTAAAAGCCAAACCATTCATTGAAGTTACATTAAAAGTAGTATCAGTTGAAGAAGGAACTGGACGAAATGAAGGTAGACTTGGCGCAATTATAGTAGAAGGAGAAGACGATGGATACACTTATCACCTTAACTGTGGAAGTGGTTTCACTGACAATCAACGTATTGACTTCTGGAATGACCGTGATAACCTCATTGATTCTTTAGTAGAAATAAGAGCTGATGCTAGAACAAAATCACAGGATAGTGACACTTATAGTCTAAGATTTCCTAGATTCAAAACATTTAGAAACTTCAGTAACGGCGAAAAAGTTTAAAATTAAAAGCCATTTTTAGTTGACTTTTTATTTTTTTGCTATATAGTAACTGTATTACATTATTTTTGTAGGAGATTTTAAATAATGGGCAAGTCACTACTAACAGGTAGACGTAAGAAGAAACCTGTAAGAAGACAGAGTACAAAGTTATTAGAACCAGACATTTCTAAGGCAAGTGAATTAGATGGTCCAACCTTTGGGAGATTAAAAGATTCCTGCTATAACTTTTATAGAATGGAGTTTAAAGGTTCTGATTACAAGAATTGGATTGTAGCTTATTGCAAGAGCTCACCCGAATGGAAAGATAAAGTTAAATCTATTTCAAAGAATCCAGAGTTTCGGTATAGTGCAACACTTGGTACAAGTTGTAAACTATTGCATAAAGGCTTTCCAGACTTGCATGAACCCTACGCAAAGCATTGGGACGAACTTCCCGGTACCATGGGAAAACTAAAACCAATGAGTGAGTGGGTAAATAAAGAATTAACCCAGCTTGTGGAGACAGGCAACAAAGTGATTGAAGAAAAGAAAAAAGAAGAAGAGATTCAAAAGAAAGTAGAAAAGGCAAAGCCTAATATTCAAGAAAGGATTGCTCAACAATCTGTATTAATGGCAGGAGCAGTTGATGACTGGTTAGATACTTGGGGTAGTAATCCATCAAAGTTTGATCCTAAAGGATTTAGAATTTCAAAACATTTAAACGATGTAAAGTGTACACAGGCACACGCCAGAAAAATTAAAGAGTTCTATATTCCAGAAATAGAAGAATTTACTGAAGTACTACAACCACCTAGCAAATCAGCTCGTGAGGCAATGAATGAACGTGATCGAGATTATGCAGAACAGTTAATAGAAGCATATAGTGACTTTGATAAGAAAGATGTTAAGAAGTATTTAGAAGCACTTACTTTGTTTATGGGTGCATTAGACATTATAATTGACACAGCCAGAGCAAATAGAAAGCCACGTAAAAGAATTCGTAGCAAAGAAAAGATGGTTGCTAAACTAAGGTTTAGAATTAATGATGAGAAGTTCCAATTAGCAAGTATTAATCCACAGGATATTATTGGTGCTGAAGAACTTTGGGTGTTTAATGTTAAAACTCGTAAAATAGGCAGATATGTTGCTAGTAGTAAAGACCCATTACATCAACGTAGAGAAGGTACAGGACTTGGAGTAAAAGGTACTACAATTACAGGATTTAGTGAAGACGAATCTGTATCTAAAACACTACGTAAACCAGAAGAGAAACTAAAAGAGTTTAAAGATGCTGGTAAGATTAAAATTAAGAAGTTCTTAGACGAAATCAATGCAGTAGACATCAAACTTAATGGTCGTATTAACCCAGAGACCATCCTCCTTAGAACTGTAGACTAAAAAGCCCTATAATCAATAGAGTTGCTCAGGTGATAAATACTTACATGAGCACAAATGATATCAATGATAGCGAATTAATTGCAGTAAAAGAAGGTCTAGCTAAACTAGGCGAGTCAATTGAAATTATTGCAAAACGTGAATTACCTAAACCAGAGTTTCTAAATAACGAAATAAGTGGTGATAAAATTCATGGTGGTACTATTACACAATTTAGTACAATGGGTATTAAAGACAATGCTACATCACTTCAATTAGTAGTTCAAAACGGTTTAGTAACTGTAGATAATCTTAAAGTAACATTATTAAAAGAAAATGTTAAAGTTGAAGAAAATCTTGAAGTTGTAGGAACAATCAAAGCATCTAGATTAGAAGTAGATGAACTTAAAGCTGATGTACGTAACGAACGTACAAGTTCTTTAGTATTTGATTGTGAAACTGAATCCCCATATGGAAAAGGTTTATTCTGGACAGGTGCAGGGCATACAAAACAATTTGCTATGCAAGGAAATCCAGATAGAGTTTGGTCAAGTGAGCCAATTGATACTCATGGATACTATGCAATCAAGAACGTACCTGTAATTACAGAAGACAGTCTTGGTGCAAATATACAAAAATCTAGTTTAACAGAATTAGGCACAATTAAAAATTTAAGAACAGAAGGCAACTTTGTATTAGATCAATTTATATTCTACGATGGCGATCATATGCGTTTAGGCATTGGTGCAGATGCAGGTAACGGACAACTTACTGTATCAGGTAACGAAGTAGAGTTTATTGTTGATCCAGGATACGACACAGTAAAAGTTGGAGCATTCACAACAAGTGATATGGAACTTATTACTGATGATCAAACAAGAATTAAAATTAAATCTAACAACAGAATCGAAGTAGGTACTGATTCTGAATCAATTACGACAGTTAAAGGAAAATTAGGAATAGGTGTTAATAACCCAGACGTATGTTTTAGTACGTATGGACCGATTAAATTTGAAAATAAAAAAATGCAAGTAGGAAGTGACTTGCCGACACAAGGCGTATATAAGAAAGGTGATATTGTTTGGAACGACGAGCCAACACCAACTGGATACGTTGGGTGGGTTTGTATCAAAGACGGAACACCAGGAGAGTGGAAACCGTTCGGCACAATAGGAGCATAAAATGATTAATGTCAATTATTGGCATTGGCTAGGTAGAATAGCTCCAATGTTTGCTTTACTAGGTTTGTGTTTAGTCCTTTGGATGTCCCCAGAACACTGGACAGAATACGCAATTATCACAATAGCATTAGCATTTGGAACTGTCGCTTTCGCATGGTGGTGGTGGGTAATAGTTGCTGTAAAAAATCTTACAGAAATGTTAGCAAAAAGTAGAAAAGACTTTGATGACGTTATTCAAGAAATAGGTGCATTAAGAATAGAACTTAATAAATCTAGAAGAGCAAGATATATTGAACGTGATAACGTTATACCTTTTGAAAAAGATCTAAATACTCCGAAAAACGATAATTAACCTGTATATTCAGGACCAGTTGCAATAATAACATCTTGCGAACCTACTGCAACTCTAATTGCTTCAGTAGTATCATAATTGTCAATACCATCGTTCCAATGTCTTACTTCAACTTTAACATAACCTTGATAACCATTACCGCCATCAGCATGACCATCATGACCAGCCCCACCGGCACCTACATTCATAGTTAAAGTTTGTGGAGGAGAATAAGCATTACCAGTTATCATAGCACCTGCTTCTCCACCTTTACCAGCTCTACCATCAGATTCATACCAAGCACCGTTTCTTCCAGCACCACCTCCACCACCTGCTCCGGCGGCAGATGCATTTCCACCTGCTCCTGATGAAATATTTCCAGCTGAACCACCACCTCCACTTGTAAGGGGTGAAGCCTCACCGGCAGTTGTACCTGACCATCCAGGTCCCCAACCATTTAATCCACCAGTTCCACCTGTAGCAGTTATTGTAGATATATCACCACTACTACCATCAGGTACTAATGAAGAATTGCTACCTGAAGGTGCATTTCCAGAACCACCACTACTATAAGTTCCAGAGCCACCTCCTCCGCCACCAGCAATAACTGTCCAGTCTACTTTTACTTTAAAATGTGTACTATAAAAATCACTAAAAGAAGTTTCTGGAGTACCAGCACTAGAAGGTACGTTTGTATTATTACCACTAACAGGTCCATGAGGATCACGAAGATATTCGCCTAAACTTATATTAGTAGCTGACCCACCAAATTCATTTTTAATATCTAACAAGCTAATTGGACCTGTGGCACCTATTGGCATTATTTTCTTCCTTTTATAATTTCGTCTTTTTCTGCATTGTCTAAAGGACGTTTATAGTTAGGTGGAACAATCCACGAAGTATCATCATTAATAATATTTAAAGACGTTGGTCCAGGACCATTATCTGATTCAATAACTTTACCGTCAGGTAATGTTTCTTTATGTTTAGAAGTCACCTGTTCCTCCGTAATAATGTGATATAGACATATTTTGTTGATAACGTTTTATATTAAGATTAGAAGCGGTATCAGTTGTTGGACCTTTAGCAGTTGTACCAACAGTTGTATTAGCGGCACCAGTTCTAGCATTGTCTGAGGTTACTGAAACCTGTGAATAACCACGAGCAAGCCAATTTACCTCAATTCTTAAATACCCTCTTTTGTAATATCTAACTTTTAATCCGTTAGTTATATTATCATATTCTACGTAAGGAAATTCTTCACCTGTATCTAATGCATCATGAAAGTATGCTTCAGAATCACTTCTTATTTGATCTCTTAATTGTGTCATAGTAGCATTATTAGGTAATAAATGATTATAAGTCCCAACATTGGATTCTGTTCCACCAGGTGGTGTATAAAAGTATGTTAATCCAATCATACTTGGATATCCGTATTCTGTTCTTTGATGGTTTGTATTAAATTCTCCAGTTGATGAAGCACCACCAGTTATACTATTTTCCCAGTCACCTGCCGCATTAACCCACGATAAGTAAATAGGTCTTTTTTGTGACGTACCACTTTGACTACTATTAAAAACATTTACTAAAATAGGATTACCATTGTTGTTAGTAAGTGTTCCTGTCCAAGTAGATCCAGAAACTGAACTACTTGCTGTAACAGATTCACTAGTTCCTGTATAGTTAGGTGTACCAGTAAACATATGACCTGTCAACGCCGCCCAACCATTAGCATCATTACTATACCCACCATTAGGCATATAATTACCGCCGCCGCTATATGATGTATTGTTAGTCCAACCTATATTTCTACTATTAGTAAAAGTCATCGCACCATTTACTGCACTATAAGAAGCATCATATAATTGCATATACAGATAAGCCCAAGTACCTCCGCCCCATACACCATTAGAACAACCAGTTGGAAAATTAATTTTAAATTGAGCACTTCCACCAGCTGGAATTATTGGACCGTTTTCTGTTGTTTGTATATCAGAAAAAGTATTAATTTGTGCATTGTAATCGCCACCACTAAAGTTAGCATCAAACCCTAATAAGCATTCTGCCATATGTGTTTGAACAAAGTTAGTTGAAGGTGTGCTAACACAATAGACCGCAGTAACATTTGTATTTGTATCAGACTTTAAATACCCAACAAGTTCACCATTTGGATCGTGTTGTCCTGAAAACATATTATGATTAAAGTCAATAACCATTAGTCCATCTGTAGCCAATGCATTATTAGTTACACCGCCTCCTGTAATTAAATTATTATTACCAGGTGTACTAGTTGAACTAAAATATAATTTGTTTGTAGAGAAAGTCATGTTAGCATCTTTAACATCGAAGACAAGTTTTTGATGCTTTTGAATTACTATATTTGACCATACTTGACCACCGAATTTTAAATCTGTGCCGTCCATACTAGGAGTAAATCTGTAGTTATTGAATCCGCCTGACTCAGCAGAGTTGCCTACAGTTCTTATATATTCATTTAAGGAGATTGGGTTTCCACCGCCAAATTCAGTTTGAAGATCTGCCCAACTTATTGCCCCTGAAGTTTGTAGCGCCACGACTTACCCCTTCTTAGACTTCAACTCTTCGACTTCTGCTTTTAGTTCTTTAATAGACTCTACAAGAAGACCTACAATTTTATCGTATTGTATACCTAAGTATCCGTCTTTTTTCTTTCTAACTATTTCTGGTAGGATATGTTGAACGTCTTGTGCAATTAAACCTGTATCTCTTTTCTTAACAAAGTAACCATCTTCGCCGCCACGTTCTTTTATATGTTCATCTGTCCAATCAAACATTACACCTTTAAGCATAGAAACTTTATCTAATGCGTCTGGAATGTTAACAATGTTTTCTTTTAGTCTGCTGTCTGAACTGTAATAACCTGTGATGTTATCAGTAGCTCTAATTTCTCCAGTTGTACCTGATGCCGCAGTACCAACTCCTAGTGAATCAAATTGTACATCATCTGTTGTATTCAAGTCAAGTGCATCACGTTGATCTGAAGCAGTTGCTAAAGCAACCCATGATCTACCATTTGCTACAAAATCAAATAGATTTGCAGTACCTGAACCTGTAAAAATAATTCCTTTATCAGCCGCGGAAGTTAATCCTGCTATTGCGGCCAAGTTTGCGTTATAGGCCTGTACGTCTGATCCAGTAGCAAGTCCTAATGCTGTTCTGGCACCAGCGGCGTCAGTTGCCCCTGTTCCACCTTTTGCTATTGGAACCGTTCCTAAACCTATATCACCTGCTACGGAAAGTGTTACTGGTGATGTGGCACTTACGGCTACTGTACCTGATGCATCTGGTAGTGTTAAAGTTCTAGCCGCGGCAATACTTGCCGGTGGATTAATAGTATATTCAAATGTGCTTGTAAGGTTAGTCCATTCTAATGAATTAGAATCTTCAAATGAAACCTTACCGTCTAAAACTTTAACCTGTGAAGCTCCAGCTTTTTTAAATTCAACTCCATTATCACCATCAAGAACTACATTACCAGTATCACCAACTAAACTAGGTGCTCCACCTACTGTACTAATTGAACCTGCACTAGCAATCGTTGTAGCAATACTACTATAATCTAATAATAAGTCCGCAGTCATTGTAGCACCGCCTATTGATGGACTAGTTAATGTTTTATTTGTTAAAGTCTGTGCTCCAGTTTTAGTTACAACATCTCCTGTTGGAGAATTAATAACTGGACTGTTTATTGTTTTGTTTGTTAGTGTTTGTGTTATTCCAGCAGTAGTAATTTCATCGCCATTTAAATTTACACCATTTGTTGAAGGTGTAAATGCAACAGTAACATCACCAATCGCTGTTAGTTTAGCTTCAGTAGTATAATCTGTATCAATAGCACATCTAATAGTTGGTGCTCCACCACTACCTAATGAACTATCTGCAATTTCAAAATACTCAGTAGAACTAAAGAAATAAATTCCTGAACCGTTACTTTCTGGAGTAACTGAAGTAATTGCTCCACCTACTGCAACAACAACTGTAAATGTAGGAGGTGTTCCATTAAAGGCCCAACCTTTACCGGCATCATGTGCCACACTTGTATAAGTACCTGCTACTCTTGAACCATTTGCCGCCCAAGTACCGTCTTTCTCTATTATTGTACTTGTACTTTTCTTTAGGCCATCACCACCATGTAAAGCTAAATGTCCACCACCTACGTGAATACGTGCTGGTCGATGAGTAACTGGATGATTAGTAGCATCTATAGTTATATAGGCACGTTCTAAATATGTAGTTTCATACGGAGGATTAGTTACAGTAGTTGCTCCACTTTCACCTTGAGCTCTAAAGGCTCCTACTTGAGTAGAATGATGCCAAATGTTTGAATAGTATTGGCCAGTTAAAGCATTACCGTCTAATGTGTGATTAGAGTTTCCAATAAATAATCTCTGTGTTCCGTCACCAGTATAAATCGCCGTTGTATTATTAGTATTAGTACCTGATGCATAATCACCTATAATAACATTACCATCACCAGTTGTTATACTATCACCAGCTTGGTAACCAATTAATGTGTTCTTCTCTCCAGTTGTTAGACTATCACCAGCTTGGTGACCAATAACAGTATTTCTAATTCCGCTTGTAAGAGTTTTTGCTGTATCTTTACCTATTAAAATATTACTATGTGCATTGTTTAATGTGCCAGTAGTTGTATGACCTATCATTAAACTATCTGTGAAATTTGTTCCTGTGAATTTTACATCACTTAAATTATCTAATCCACCTGAGAAAGCAAAGTCTATTGTATCAGTTGCTGGAGTTGTTGAAATTGTTAATCCGTTTGTTTCTGTTAATGTAAGTATGTCAGCTAAATTATCTGCTACAACATCTGTCTGTCCAGCTACACGAATTACTTTGAATACTTGTTTTGCTCCGCCATAATCAGCAGTTGCAACACCACCTGAAGTGTAGTTACTAAATCCTGTACCATTGACAGTAGTTGTTAATTGATCATCTGAGTATAAATCAAAGTTAGTACCGTCAATAACGTTCATGAAATATTCATTTCCGTTAACGTTTGTCATTCCAACAACATCAACTATTGTTACTGGAGTTCCTTCTGTAAAATTATGATCGTTTGTAGTTGTAACTCTAACAGGATTAGTCTTTGTAATATTACTAATGCTTTTACTTACACCACCAACTAATGCCGCGATAGTAAGTTGCCCTGAATTGTCTCTAGTGATAGTCATATTACCACCAGGTACTAATGCTATATCTTTGTTATTTCCGTTGACGTCTGATAGTCTTAAAGTAGTAGTAGAAGGTGGAACATCGAAGTCATACTTAACATCGAATATAAATCCATCAACTGTTGAGTCATTTACATTATTCCAACGTACACCTTCACCAGCCATAAATTCGATAGAATCTGTAACACTATCAGCTTCTATGGTGTTTAAAAGGGTGCCGTCAGGTGAAAATAACTTAACTTTTCTAAAAAAATCGTAAAATGCTGTCATTGTCAATCCTGTCCTTTAGCTATACAGTATTTATTAAATAAACGTATCATGCTTGTAATTGGTAACGGCGAAAGTAGGAAAGACCTCAATATAGACGCATATGAACGTACAAAAATCGGCTGTAACGCAATATTCAGAGACTCTTATGTACATCATTTAATATGCTGTGACCGCCGTATGGTTATTGAAGCACAAGAGAGCAAATACAAGGGTACTTTATATACTAGACGTGATTGGGTTGATCAGTTTAAAAACGTAGAAGTTGTTCCTGAGCTACCTTACAAAGGAGATACTAGACCAGACGATCCTTGGCATTGGGGGAGTGGTCCTTTTGCAGTATTACTAGCTTCTCGTTTATGCTATGAATTTAAACAGCCAGTTCATCTAATTGGCTTTGACTTAGAGTCTGATACAAACACAGTCAATAACTTATATAAAGGAACCAAAAACTATGCTAAAGAAGACAGCCGACCTATAGATCCAAGTTATTGGATATATCAAATGAACAAAGTATTTGAGCATTCAAAGGATATACAGTTCATTTATTACAATACAAAGCCCTGGCCCAAGATAATTAATAATGTAACGAGTAAAGGGATCGAAGAATACAATGCAATACGAAGCTAGACATTATCCTGCTTTTCCAACTTTGGTTTCAAGTTTTGATTTAAAAGGACACCCAAGCGAAAAGACAGTAATAGATATGATTGACACCTGGGAAAGAACAGGTGATCATGTATTAGTTCACGCAGGTCAAAGTAGTTATATTACCGGCGATGAAATGTTTTTAAATGATAAAAGATTAGTTGACTTATGGAAAACTATTCAAGAATGCTGTGACCAATATTGCAACGAATCAGGTATTGACTATACATTAATTTCTACAAGTTGGTTTAATACATTATATGAAAAAGGAACTGTAACTGCTCATAGACACGAACGAAGTGTTATTAGTGGAGCATACTATCCTAAATGCGATCCTGGAAGTGCACCTTTAGTATTTGAAAGTCCATTACAACCTTATCAAATGAACATGAACAATATTAGACAAACAAATTATAATGCTTATAATTTAGACTTTGTACCACAAGAAGGATTACTAGTTTTATTTCCTAGTTGGTTAAGGCATTCAGTTCCACAGAACGATGCTATGAAAAGATACACAATAAGTTTTAACACAATTAGAAGAGATGACAGAGAGCATTTTCAAACAATAAGAGATTACAGGACAGAACCGCATGAAAGCACAGATAGTTGATGGACCGTTTAGGAAAGCTGACTATCCTATCTTTCCTACACTAGTACAAGTACACAAAATAGATATTACAGAACCAAACTTAAGATACATAAAAGAATTTAATGATGTAACTGACTGGCCTGAAGATATAGGTGTTGGCAAAACAAGTAGTCAAGCAAACCTACACTTTCTTAATAAAGACAAATTAAAAGATTTAAAAAGAACCATTATGGAACGAGTAGATGAATATTGTTTCACTGCTGGTTTAGACTCAGTTGAAATGTCAATGAGTTGGATTAACTATCAAACTAAAGAAGGTTTTGTTGCACCACATAGACATCAGTTAAGTGTAGTAAGTGGAGCATATTATCCTATTTGTGATAAAGATAGTGCACCACTTGTTTTTGATAGTCCTATACTAGGACCAAAAATGGCAGAAATACATAATCAAGCAACAGAATATACTGCTGACAAAATGGAATTTGTACCACAACCAGGAATGTTAATATTATTTCCTAGTTGGTTATATCATCATAGTTTACCAAATAAAACGGACGAACGCATTACTATTAGCTTTAATACATACCATAAGATAGGTTGACATTTGAAGCTAAAGGTTATATAATTAAACAATGAGGACTTTAACAACGTCGACCCTCTTTAAATACTCCGCCGTTACAATAGGAGAAGAATATGAGTAAACATTATAGTACAAAACATTACGGACACAATATTGGGTTGAGTGCAGTCTTTAGACAACCAAACGCAGATCATTCACATTGTCATTTGCTACACGGATATAGTTTAGCATTTACATTTAAATTTGGTTGTGATGAATTAGATAATAAAAATTGGGCAGTTGACTTTGGTGGACTAAAGCCTGTAAAGAAATGGTTAGAAGATAACTTTGATCATAAACTTGTTTTAGATTCAAAAGATCCTCACATAGATAAATTTAAAGAGCTAGAAGAAATGGACCTAGCAAGTATTGTTATTATGGACGGAGTTGGTGCAGAGAAATTTGCCGAACACGCCTTTAACTTTGCGGATAAACATATTAGAGCACAAACAGAGAATCGTTGTTACGTTGTATCAGTAGAATGTGCAGAACATGGAGCCAATAGTGCAATTTACGAAGGATAGAAGAAACTTCTGGGCAGAGCTTAATCAAACAAGAGCATTAGGTGTACCTAAGATTTGGCGTGAAGCATTTCCAGAAGCAACTAATATAAATTTTCACACATTGTTAGAAGCTAATCAATACCTAACATCTGTAAGCAACGATGATAAAATTTTAAAAGGTACTGCACACTTACCAGGTGTTGAAATGGATCCAGTAATTAAACCTTACCATATAGAGTATATGGAAAACTATGAAAGGGTTGATACGGAAACGTTATTCAATGCTAGTTTGTTCTTTAGCTTTAGTGACGGACATCATAGTGTTCATATGCATAGAGATTATGAATCAGTATTACTAATACAAGGTTATGGAGAAGTAACATATATTACTGTAAGCGAAGACAACAGTAAAAAAGAAGTATACACTTTAAAAACAGGTGATGCAATATTCATTCCAAGACTATACGGACATAAGTCAGTTCCTATGGGACCAAGGGTAACATTAAGTTTAGGTGCTAATCCTACAAAGGCAATGAGTACTAATCCTAACTTTATGAACCAACCGGTAAATACATCACAACCATACAATTAAGAGGGGAAGGCTAGATGCCTAAGAATTATGTAGTTTGTCTAAAGCATGGAGACAAGTACGGTGCTGAATATGTTAATATACTTTACAGTATGGTTCAACGACATACAACAATCCCTATAGAATTTATTTGTTTCACAGAAAAACCACAAGGCATAGATCCTGGAGTACAAATAAGACCAATACCATTACACCCTGATATTAAAGGTTGGTGGTACAAGCCTATGTTCTTTAATCCAGGACTTGCTTTTGATGGTCCTATGCTATATATGGATTTAGATATTATTATATTTAGAAACATTGATAACTTGTTTACATATAAAGAAGGTGAGTTCTGTGTTCTAAGAGATTTTAATAGAGCAATACAATCTAATTGGGATCGAATGAACTCTAGCATTTATAGATTATATCCAGGACAACACTCTAACGTTTATACAGAATTTATGAAAGATCCGGCCTACCATGCAAAACGTTATCATGGAGATCAAGATTGGTTATATGTAAATGTAAAACACGGTTTTGAGTTTTGGCCAGATGAATGGATCCAAAGTTATAAATGGGAAATGAGGGGTAGACCTGAAATGAGTAGAGTTACTGGTAAACGTAATTTCGCTTTAAAAGGAGAACCAACCATTTTAGAAGAAACGAGCATAGCCGTTTTCCATGGTGATCCAAATCCAAAAGATTGTATTGATGATTGGTGTAAAGAAAATTGGCGATAATTCACTTGACTTTACCCCTATTATTTGTTAATATTAACTATGAAAAAACTATTTAAACATAAAATATCTCGTATTGCTTTTTATGTATTTGTTGCCTTGTTTGGAATGGGCTTGACTTACATATATGGCACATTTAATCCAAACTTTATTGTTAAAGATAAATTAAAAGACTTTTACGAAAAGAAATTAGTAGCTGAATGGAATAGTTATGGATTTATTGAACCTAGTATAGAATATAGTACAGACGATCAATTTATAAGATCAGTAGGTAGATGTATAGACTTTATTAATTTACACATAGAACCAGGACAACGAATCCACAGAGATATCATTATAGCAATGGCTGTATTAGAAACAGGTTATGGTACTAGTAGGTTTGCCAAAGAGGCAAATAACTTATTTGGTATTAGAACTTGGAATAAAAATGCTCCGCAACTTAAAGCAAAAGAAAATCCTAATGCAAGTTGGGGTGTTAAGAAATATGAAACAAAATGTTTATCTGTAAAAGACATGATAGAAATTATTAATAGACATCATGTTTACGAAGACTTTAGAGTTGAAAGAGCATTACAATTTGAATCTGGTATAATTGACATTGATGCACAAATTGATCATTTGCATAAGTGGAGTACAAATCCTGATTATACTAAACTTGTTAAAAATAGAGCTAAAAAGATTCATAGCATATTAGAGAACAAGGCGAAGATCGTTGAGAATTAATACTTCCCCATTTTTAAAAGTTCAACCTGTATACAAACCTTCCACACAAGATTATCTAAAAAGGCGAGAACAATCAAAACCGAAACCTAAAACTAAAAGGCTTCGTAAAATGGTAAGACGTCCTTTAAACTTACCAAGTGGTTCGCCAATATCATACATTTACACAACCGATGGGTTAATAACAATCAATAAACCACACAAACCTATCGTAGATGTATATTGTTAGAGTTCTAAACTACTAGAACGTTTTGGGTAGACCTCATAAATATTAGCACTACTTTATTTTAAAGGAGAATATTATGATCAATCCAGTAGATTGGATTAATGAAAGAAAAGACGAAAGAACATCTTGGGATGGCGCTATGCTTATCGCAGTTGGTGTTATCGTTTTAATAGCAGGCCCATTAGCAAAAATTGCCGCCTACGCCGCAATTGGTTACGGTGCTTGGACTCTTTGGAAAAGAGAAAGATAATCCATTAAATCCATAAAAATATTTAGACCGATTGGTATTACAATTTACTAATATCAATCGTGTCTGAATCTATTCTTAAATTTAGTTTCTTGCGTTGTTCAACGCCTCTTTTTTGTGCAAATCTTTTAGGATCACATTTAGGACAAACGTGACTGTAATCATCTGCCAGTCTTTTAGGGTCTACTTTACCCTTATCGCGAATAAATTCTGCATGACAGTCGTCACACTTAAAGACTACCAGTGTTTTTTTACGTTTATATGTATGGTGTTGACCTTTTTTGCCTTTACGTAAAAAGTATTGTATCTTGCGTTCAGTTCTTAAAAACATAACACTAATATTTATGTAATTACATTCGGATTATAAACGATAGGATAAATAAAAGAAAGAGAGATGATATGTCAATTGTAGATCTAACGACAAACGCAAGAGAGCATATGGTAGATATGCTTAAGAACCACAAAAAGAAGGCTATTAGACTAGCTATGAAAGGTGGAGGTTGTGCAGGTTTTCAATATGAATGGAGTTTAGAAGATAACGTGCAAAAGGACGACGAAACAATTAAACTAGATAACGGTCTTTTTGCTATTGATCCAGCAAGTGTTATGTATCTATTAGGAAGTACAGTAGATTATAAGAAAGAAGTATTTGGATCATACTTTCAAATTAGTAACCCCAAAAGCACATCTAGTTGCGGTTGTGGTGAAAGTGTAGGATTTTAGTAAATGTCAAAGCAAATAATTAACATTGGTGTAGAGGGTAATGACGGTACTGGTGATAGTATAAGAGAGTCGTTTCGTAAAGCGAACGAAAACTTTACAGAACTATACGCAGTATTTGGTCAAGGTGGCTCAATATCATTTAGAGCATTAAGTGATGTTCCTGATACTTTAGTAGCCAACACAGTACCTCAAGTTAATGCGGCGGGTGATGCTCTTGAAATGAAAGCATTACAAGGTGGAACAGGTATTACTGTTACACAAAGCTCTAGTGCAATTACAATTACAAACAGTGGTTCAGTTATTAGTACAGATGGTATACCAAGTTTAGGTGGTCCACTTAATGCGGCGAACCAAGGTATTGCTAACACTAACATTTCACAAGCGGCCATTAATGCACTTAACTCTGCACACGGAACAAGTTTTACAATAGATGACCTACTTATTTCTAAAGGTTATGCAGATGCAAGATACTTAACTTCAACTGGTTCTCCAGGTGCTCAAGGACAAATTAGAGTTAGAAGCGAACCAGCAGATGCAACAGGTTATACATTTACTATTGGAAGTTATTCAAATGGTAATATAATTACATCATCAGCACACGGATTTACAACTACTTCAAATGGTATTGCATACAAGTACAAATCAACAGGTACAGATGCAACAAACTTAACAACAGGAACAACTTACTATCTAAGATTTGTTGGAACTACTGAATTAAGTTTACACACAACAAAAGACGAAGCACAAAACAATGACGATGGAACTAGAGTAAGAGTAGTAGCTTCAGGAGGGTCTGGAACACAGACAATGACTGATGCTGATTATGACGATACTTTACAAGGGTATTGGATTACATCAGAAGCATTACCAAGAACATCAGTAGTTAGACGTCAAGGTGACGAAATGACTGGTGCATTGTACTTAAATGACCACCCAGGATCATTTGCAGGTGCAGGACAACCAAACGGAATTACAGATAGACAAGCGGCTACGAAATTTTACGTAGACAATTCAGCATTTGCTTCAGCTACAAACTTATTTGTTAGCACCAAAGGTGATGACACAATGGCTAACGTGCCAATTGGTAGTGAAGGTAGAGCTTGGAACTATGCTTATAAATCAGTAGCGGCCGCGGCGGCTAAAGCAGAAGAGATTATTAAAACTTCTCCTACAACAGTAGGACCATATGTACAAACAATTACATATAACAATGGTGCAAGTAACTCTACGGTAGCAACAACTGGTGTTACAAGTTCAAGTGGTTACGAAGAAGTAAAAGTTTTAACAGATGCCAACCTAGCATACATTAGAGAAGAAACAATAGGTTACTTAAACGTAACTTAT